TCATTCTGCTGGAGATACCACTATTGATGTAGATGGAATGGGAAATAATTTAACTGGAGTTTTAAAAGCTGGAGATTTTATTAGATTTACTGGTCAGACTAAAGTTTATATGGTTGTAGAAGATTTAAATTCTAATGGCTCTGGCGCAGGAACAATTACTATTGAACCACCATTAAGAAGCAGTCTTGCAGATAATACAGTTTTAATTTATAACAATGTTGATTTCACAGTAGGATTAACAAGCGATATTCAAGAATTTAATATTGGAACATCTTTATATTATCAATACGAAGTTGATTTAGTTGAGGTATTATAATGACAAGAAGTTTAAATGCTTCATTAATATCAGAATTAGCAACAAATAAACTTAATCCAGTAGAATTAGTTTATCTTGGAGTATCAACTGGAACTTATTACACCGACCATTATAAAAATATTTCTTATGATGGAAATACTTATGTATCTTCATCTTTATTTCTTGGTGCTTCTGAAGCCAATGAAAGTTCTGAAATAGGAGTTAATAATTTAGTTCTTAAATTTTCTGGCGCTGACCAAACAATCATATCTTTATTTCTTAACAATGATTATATGGACAAAAGAGCTTGGGTATATAGAGGCTTCTTAGATGAGAACCAAGCATTAGTTAATTATCCATTTCTTTTATTTGATGGAAGAATAGAAAATTTTAATGTTGAAGAAGATGATAATAGTTCAACTGTATCAATAAGCGTTGCTTCTCATTGGGCAGATTTTGAAAAACAAAAAGGAAGAAAAACAAATACTGGTTCGCAAAAATTACATTTTCCTAATGATGTAGGATTTGATTATGCTTCTCAGGCTATTCAGGATATTAAATGGGGCAGAGCGTGATGGACTTATATAAAATTATTCATTTATATAGACAGTTTAAAAAATACGATAAGTATTCTTATAAATATTTAGTAGAAGAAAATACTCCTGCATTTAATTTAGACCAATATCAATTATTCTATAAAGATAGAGATGTTGTAGGCTTTATTAATTGGGCATTTCTTACAGATGCAGTTGAGCAAAGATATATAGTAACTGGAAAATTAAAAAAGAATGAATGGAATTGTGGGGATAATATTTGGATTGTTAATTGTGTAGCCAAATCTAATTTTATAGACATTTATAAATGGTGCAGAGATTATTTTAAAAGCATCACTAAAGAAAATGAAAAAGTTAAATGGATAAGAACAGATAATATGAATCATGTATATAAAAAATTTCAAACAGAACATAGGGTAAATAATATTTATGGGTAGCGTCGTAGCACAAGTCGCAGTAGCAGTAGTAACAACAGCTATAAGCTATGCAATAAGACCAAAACCAAAGCCACCCAATGCACCCAGCCAGCAATATGAATCTGCGCAAGGAGTCTTGGTTAATAAGTCTTCTAACAATGAGAATATTCCTCTTGTTTATGGTCAAAGACAATTAGGTATTCAAAAGGTATTTGTAGAATCTTCAGGAACTAATAATAATTATCTTTATTTAGCCGGAGTTCTTTGTGAAGGAAATATTGAATCTATTGATGAGATTTATGTTAATGATAAATTAGTAACTTGGTCAGGCTCATTAACCGACCAAACCGTAAGAACAGTAAATAGTTCAGATACTAATTATTATAAAGATGGCGCAAGCCTTATATCAGTTCAACCTTTTTTTGGTCTTGATAATCAACCAGTATCTTCTTTATTAGACGAATCTACTAATTGGGGCAGCAATCACAAATTATCTGGTGTTGCTTATTTAGCTTTTAAATTTACATGGAATCAAGATGCTTTTACTGGCGGAGTTCCTGATGTGAAAGTTACTTTAAAAGGAAGAAAAATATATGACCCAAGATTAGATTCTACTAAAGGTGGCTCAGGCTCTCATAGAGAAGATACATCAAGCACATGGGCTTTTTCAAATAATCCTTCATTATGCTTATTAGATTATATTAGAAATAGCAGATATGGAAAAGGATTGCCCAATGCTGCCTTTGAAACAAATTACGATTCATTTAAGACTGCTGCCAATACTTGCGAAACCCAAGTTACTCCATATACAAGTGCCTCTGATATAGATTTATTCACAACAAATATAGTTTTAGATACTAATGAAAAGTTATTAGAAAATGTAAGAGAATTATTAAACCCAATGCGAGGTATCTTTACTTATACTTCTGGTGTTTATAAATTATTAGTTGAAGGAACTGGAAGTTCTGTAATGACCATTGATAAAGATAAAATCATTGGCGGCATAAAAATCTATGGAGAAAAAAAGAATTACAAGTTCAATAGAGTAATTGGTACTTTTGTTAATCCTGATAAAAACTGGCAAGAAGATACAGTATCATTTCCACCTGCTGATGATTCAGGATTAGATGTAGCTGACCGATATGCAACAATGCTTGCAGAAGATAATGGAACTAATTTAGAAGGCAATTTTGATTTTAAAGGAATAACAAATCCTTACACAGCAGAAGAAATGTGCGAAGTATTATTAAGACGAAGTAGAAATGCTTTAGGCGTTGATTTGATGTGTACTTCTGAGGCTTTGAATTTATCTATTGGAGATATTGTTGAACTAACTTATACGACTGGTGGATTTTCTGCAAAACCATTTAGAGTTTATGGATTAAGTATAAATACAGATTCAACAGTTAATCTTCAATTAATAGAACATCAAAATTCATTTTACGATTGGTTTAGTAAAACTGCTGCACCAGTTATTGCAGATACAACTTTACCAAATCCAAACACAACTCAACCACCAGTTTCAGTAACTCTTGACGACCAATTAATCGAATATAGTGATGGTGTTGTTATTACTGCTTTAGATGTAACCATTGGTGCTTCTCCTGATTCTTTTGTGGACTATTATCAAGTTGAATATAAGCGTTCTGATGAAACAGATTACATAGTTCATGGACAAGGTAGAGGTTTAGAACAAAGAATATTAAATGTGATAGATGGAGATATTTACAATGTAAGAGTAAAAGCATTTAACACATTAGGAGTTGGCTCTACTTATACATCTGCTACAAGAACTATTGTCGGTGGACTATTACCACCTGCTAACGTAGAAGATTTTTCTTGTAACATTATTGGTCGTGATGCTCACTTATCTTGGACACAAATACCAGATTTAGATTTAGCTTATTATGCAATTAGATTTAGTACACTAACAACTGGTGCTGAATGGCAGAACTCAGTTTCTCTTGTTGAAAAAGTTGCAAGACCAGCTACTTCAGTTACAGTACCAGCTAGGATTGGTTCTTACTTAATTAAAGCAGTAGATAAAAATGGAAACTTCTCATCTAATGAAGCTGTAATATCAACTAACTTATTAGAGATAGGAGATTTTAATGCTGTTATAACACAAACTGAATCGCCTACATTCTCAGGAACTAAAACTAATGTCTATGTTGATAGTGGTGCTTTAAGATTAGACTCTACTGAAACATTTGATTCTGCTGTTGGACTATTTGATTCTCCTACGACTTTTTTTGATGCTGGAGTTACGACTTATGATTTATCTCCTACTGGTAATTATTTGTTTGCTTCTCCTATTGACATTGGCGGAAGTTACACTGTTCGTGTAACTGCTTCTCTTACACAAACTGTTGATAATATAGATAACCTTTTTGATTCTGCTTTAGGATTATTTGATGATGGTGCTTCTAACTTTGATGGAGATTCTCCTGCTAACTGTAATGCTCATTTAGAAATTGCTTTATCTGCTGACAATATAACTTATACTTCATTTAGAAATTTTGTAGTTGGCGATTACACTGCTAGATATTTTAAATTTAGATTAGTAATGACTTCTTTTGATTTAGCTTCTACTCCAGTTGTATCTGCTTTAAGTGTAACTATTGATGTAGAAGATACTATTCAAAATGGTAATGATTTAGTAAGTGGAACTGGTACTTATACAGTAGTGTTTACAAGACCATTCTATTCTGTTAATTATGCTATCGGTATTACTAATCAAGGAATGGCTACTGGCGATTTTTATACTTTAAATAACAAAACTATAAATGGTTTTGATATTGCCTTTAAGAATAGTGGTGGAACTGGAGTAAGTAGAACTTTTGATTATATTGCAAAAGGATTTTAAATAAGATATTAGATAGATTATGGCACAACACGATTTTAACATAGCTAACCAGTCGTTCCCTTCTTTTAGAACTGACTTAAACAATGCTCTATCAGCTATTAACACTTCTCAATCAGGAACATCTAGACCATCTGGTGCTGTTGCTGGTACAATTTGGTTAGATACAACTTCTCCGACTACACCTACTTTAAAATATTATGATGGTGCTGATGACATCTCTTTAGCAACACTTGACCATTCAGCTAATACTGTAAATTGGTTGGACTCAACGGTGTCCATAACTGGACTCTCTACAACAGCTACTGGAACAGTTTTAACACTTACAGATTCAGCTTCTACAACAACAGTAAATTTAATTATAGACAATCAAAAAGAAATTCGCTTTAGAGAGACAACTGCTAATGGAACAAACTATGTAGCATTAAAAGCACCAGCTAGTGTTAGTGCTGATTTAACTTTTACTTTACCTTCTGCTGATGGAATAAGTGGACAAGCATTAGTTACTAATGGAAGTGGAGTTTTATCTTTTACGTCTGCTCTTGGTAACATTTCAGTAGGTACAGATAACGTAGCACTTGGAACAGGTGCATTAGATGATGGTAGTTTAACAGGTGGTTGTAATGTTGCTATTGGAACTAATGCTTTAACTCTTAATACAACAGGTAATTCAAATACAGCAGTAGGTGTTACATCACTTTGTGCTAATATAGCAGGTAGTTCTAACACAGCAGTTGGTAATACTGCATTGTTATGCAACACTTGTGGGTGTAATACTGCAATAGGGGCATCAGCACTAGCTGCTAACACCACAGCTGTTTGCAATACAGCGATTGGTATAAATGCAGGTTGTACAATTACAACAGGTGGTTCTAATACTATAGTAGGTACATATACAGGGTGTACTACTGATTTGGATATTAGAACAAAATGTTTATTTACTGTATTAAGTGCAGGTAATGGAGAACCAGTTTTTTCAATAAAATCAATAGCAGGTGCTACTAATAATACTTCTTATCGTTTAATGAAATCTAATCACGCATTTGGTCATCTTGTTGCAAGTGGAACAATCGCAGCAGCTGGAAATGTCATTATTAATTCTAATGGTTACGGTGGAAATGGAAGTATTGGAATTTTTGCTATTGTAACAGCTGCGACTGATGCTTCGGCTGGTTTTGATTCTACTTTTATACAAGTTCACAATCATGGGAGTGCTTATAACAACTATGGAACAGCATTACTTTATACTACAGTAAATAGTATTACTGTAGTAAATTCAGCTGGTTCAGTTACTATTACAAACGGGTCTGCAAAAGAAATAAAATATACATCTCGTTATATAAACCTAGGTGCAAAAGAACTAACTATTGCAGCAGAATAGAAAAAAATATGAATAATCGTTTTATAAAATTACTATTAAAATTACCTAGATTTAAAGATTTTTTTAAAGTTGAAATAGATTCATCTCCGACAGATGAAAACTCTATGAAAAATTCTATTAGAATTTATGTTAAAATAGATAACATAGAATCTATATTACCTGTAGAAGATTGGGGATTTACTTATAATGAAATTATTCAACAAGAATCTTTAATTAAAGAAGAAGCTATGGTGGAGTTAAGACAAAAAAGAAATGAGTATTTAAAAGAAACAGATAAAATTACTTTAATTTGTTATTCAAAAAATATTCCAGTTCCTTCAGAATGGACTACTTATCAACAAACATTAAGAGATTTGCCTGAAAACAGTAATCCTGATTTTGATTCTAATGGATATTTAACAGGTGTTTCATTTCCTAATAAACCATCTATTGAACCATAAAAGTTTACTTTAACTTATTATTTTGTTAATTATAAGTAATGAAGCAAGAACTTAACACTTATATCATTGAAGGTGGTATTGGTAAATGTGCTTCCTTTACTGCACTCATTCCAAAATTAAAAGAAAAAGATGGTCAAGCCATACAGATTTATACTCCTTATGTAGATGTATTTGGTGGCAATCCCGATGTTAAGATGGCTTATGATTCATCTACCATTCCAATGAATGACCCAAGACTACAAGCATCAGATAATTTTTTTTATTGTGAACCTTATAAATCTAACTTTCAATTTGGCAAAGAACATATCATTGAAAGCTATTGCAAATCATATGGTGTTGAATTTGATGTTAATATGAAACCTAAACTTTATACTTCACATCACACCGAAGAAGTTAAAGCATGGAAAGATAAAAACAATATAGACAAATATATATTAGTCCAATTTTCTGGTGGGCAATCTCCTATTGCTTATACTGGACAATATAACAATCATAACCCAAACAGAAATTATCCACCATTTTTAGCACAAAATGTTATTAATCTTTTAAAAGAAGAATATCCTAATGTATCTATTATTGACTGCACACTTCCTAATGAACCTACATTTTTAAATACAATTAAATGCACTTTGCATTGGTCAAGAATACATGAGCTTCTAAAAGATGCGATAGGATTTATTAGCATAGATTCTTGCATGAATCATTTTTCACCTTCAGCTAATAAGCATGGAGTTGTGTTATGGGGTAGCACCAGATGGATTCAGTTTGGTTATTCACATAATACAAATTTACAATTTCACATGGATTTAGAATGGAACGAAAGCAAATACGTTGATTCTGACCCAAGAAATATAATGATAGACTCAAATAAAGTTGTTGAAGAATTTAAAAAACTAAATAAAAGTAAACCAGTTGCTTGTGCAACAAAATAATAGAAAAAAAATATGATAACATTTATACTTGGAACTATTTTAGGAGTTTATTTAGGTTGGAAGTTTGAACCTGCTATAAACGACTTTATAGAATCAATTAAGATACATTTAAACATTAAGTAGTCTTGATTTTTGTTGCAACGCAACATATATATCCTAAAACTAAATAGGAGAAAAAATGTTTACATTTAAACTACCGACATACGAAGAACTAAAACAAAACTACGAAACATATTTAAAAGATGTTCAAAAGTTTTATAAAGACTGGTATTCGGATATACAAAAGACTTTTAACAAATAACTTTATTAAAACACAATAGTTTGATAAACACACTGCATAATATTAATTGCATTTACAAACTTTGGATTGGTGGGTGTGTCTTGCTAAAGTCTTGCAAATGCTTAAACGACAATGGCAAGAACTCACAACGAAGAATTAATCAGTTTAAAGGGACATATAACAGGAATCCGTAGAGAAATTAAAATACTAGGTACTTCAGTTTATAAGCTGGAGAAAAGATTAGAAAAACTATTCTGGTCTATCTTTATTGCTCTTGGAACATTAAGCATGGCGCTGCTAACTTTATTTCTTGCTAAATAAAACAAATACAACTACTAGTTAGTTATGGACACAAGAAGGATTCTGGTCATATCGGATTTGCACTTGCCTTACCATAGGGAAGATGCCTTTGACTTTTTGAAGGCAATTAAGAAAGAGTATAAACCTACTTTTGTGGTTTCCATAGGAGATTTATTAGACCATCACGCTCTGTCATTCCATGACTCAAACCCAGATTTATTTTCTGCTGGACATGAACTGGTTAAAGCAAAAGATTATGTAAGAGAATTAGAATCAATATTTCCTGAACTTATAGAAATAGATTCTAACCATTCATCAATGGTTTATAGACGAGCATTAAAACATGGTATGCCAAGAGCATATCTTAAAGAATATGGAGAATTTTTAGGAACTAAAAAATGGAAGTGGGTTGATGATTTAACTTTAACGCTGCCAAATAAACAAAGATGCTTATTAACTCATGGTCGTTCTGCTGATGTTTTAAAAGTATCACAAACTAATGGAATGAATTGCATACAAGGTCATTTCCATACCAAGTTTAAAATAGAGTATTGGGCGAACCCTGACAATCTTTTTTGGGGTATGCAGGTGGGGTGCATGATAGACCAAAAATCTTTAGCTTTTGAATACGCAAAGAATTTTAAAACTAGATTTATAGTAGGAACTGGATTAGTGATAGACTCACAACCAAAATTATTACCTTGTGTTTTAAACAGAGATGGCAAATGGATAGGCAAGTTAGTTTAAAAGAATTACTGTTCTCAGAAACAGCCACTAGGTTAGGAATTAATAACGAACCTACTGACCAAATATTATTTAATCTTCAAACATTAATCTATGAAGTTATTGAGCCTATTGTAAATCACTTTGGTGATATAAAAATTACTTCCGGCTATCGCTCTAAAGAACTTTGTAAAGCTATCGGCTCATCTGAACGAAGTCAGCACACCTTAGGTATCGCAGTAGATTGTGAGGTGCTAGGAGTTCCAAATAAAGAATTAGCTGACTGGGTTGTTAATCATTTAGAATTTGACCAATGTATTTTAGAGTTTTGGAAACCAGAAGAA